AAAGATATGATCAACTACACCGTAACGGGTGAGTAAACCAACACGTGGGGCAAAGTCGTTTGGACCGATCGTGCGTTGAACCATTACAGGGATGTATGGGCAATAGACGATACCACTATCGTAGTATTCTGAGCCTTTATATCCAAGAAGTGCGTAATCAACGGGCTTATTACGAACAGGGTTGTAGCCACCGCCTTGATTAGAGGCTGTGTATCCAGTGTTGATCTGGGCTTCTGTACGAGTATCACGATAGATTTGGAAACGACCACCGACCGAACCGACCTTAGCAATACCAACAGGCTGAGTGTTTACGTTACCATTGACTGGCATCCATGTGAAGTTCGGAAGAGTCTCGAGGATTGCGCAAATACGAGGTGTTGCAATGATGAAATTAGCAGCACCACGGCGATTGCGAATAGCGACACGGTTGGCTTCAACAACGATTCTGTTGTAGAAGTCACGAGCGCGCTCTCCAGACCAACGACCATCAGCAGAGATGGCAGACCAAGTGGAATAACCAACTCCAGCGCCAGCATTGAGGCAGATCTGAATCATACGAGCGATCATTTCGCGGTCGATTTCAGCCTGAATCTCATAAGACATAGCGTTAGTAAGCTCGGTGTCGATATCGATACCGTTCATATTTTTAAGATCCTGTTCGAGCTCAACAGACCATTTAGCAGCCAACCTACGGGTTAGTGCTTCAACGGCTGTCTTTTCAAACGAAACTGTGATCTGTGGGATCTTCGAGCTAAGCTCGAATTGGCTGAGTAGAGCACCGACACCGTTGTCTTCAGCGATGTTTGACCATTCAGCATTGCCCGAGAGAGCAGCTGAGGAAGCACCTGTGAAGGCAGTGTTAAGGTAGTTGTACCCAAGCTCTTTGCCACCTGAGCCATTAGCAGCGATTGAACCAGCACCATTGTTGCCGTCTCCACCGTTGGTGGGATAGCCAAGAGCTGAATCTTCGTACTTATAGCGCATTGCAAAAGCAAGACCAACAGGACCTGTCATTGGCTGTACACCGACGATCTCATTTGTGATGAGCTCGGGGAAAGTACGGCGAATCATAGGAATGAGAACTTTTGGTAAGCGAGCATCGCCAGCAGCATAACGGTCACCTGAGAAGGTACCGGCTGTTGGTTGATGAGCACCAAAGACTCCACCTGTGGCGGCAGTGTTGTTTGACTCACGTAAGCACCACTGTTCTTGGTTCTCAAGAAGGATAGCAGTGTTTAAACGTGTTGTTTCGTTCGATATCTCAGCAACTTTGTCAGACTTGAAGTCCAAAACAGGACCCCACTTCTCAACGAGCTGCTCAGCGTAATCTTTATTAATATGCATTAAGTTAGCCATAGTTTTTTTGTCTCCTTTGTTTTATTGTGAGTGAATTACCTGGAAAACTTTCCAAGCTTCTTCATCTCGTTCAGATAGCCGCTAACGCCTTCACCTGAAGAACTGTCGCGCTCAATCTCATTGTTAAATTGTTTTTGCTCTTCGATGATCTGGGGACGATCAACTTGAGGAGCTTTGATAAATTGGTTTTTGACTGATTCTTTAACTTCATCAATCTCTTCTTGAGTTTCTTTTTCGAACATCTCAACAACATACTGAAAGTTTTCTTCGATGTATTGAGGGGCTTTGTTTCCAAGAAGCTTTGTAACAAATTGTTTTTTAGCAGAAGGCATGTCAGCTGTCTTTGATTCAAGAATAGTCTTAGCCTCAGCTTTGTTTGCTCTAAGTGACAACTGAGCGTTTTCTTTAAGGGCTTCGTTGAGTTCAGCTCTGAGCGAATCGATTGTTTTCTTTCCATCAACGAGAGCTTCTTTAATTTCACCGTCAACAAACTCTTCAGAAATTCCGACGATTTGGCGAATTTGGTTGAGTTGTTTTGCTGCTTTAATGTTTGCAACTGCTTCTGAAATTTGTTCCTTGGGAAGGTTTTTGTCGATATAAAGATCAAGATAGTTTGAAACTTCCTCAACGAGACGCTCTTGGAATAATTTGGCTTCTTCGCCCATTTGAGTTTCGTATTTTTCAACTACTTGTTTGAGCATTCCTGTGTGCTTCTTGTCGATTCCGCTAACAAGCTTTTGAAGCTTAGCAGCATGATCCATATCAATTGCTTCAACGAGCTTTTTGAGCTTAGCTGTATGATCTTCATCAATCTTCTCAACTACTGTTTGGAGTTTTGTTGAATATGTTTCGTCAAGCTTTTGTTTGAGGTTTTCTGATTCCAACTGAATCTTTTCC